CCTACGAACACAGGGGTATATACTATAAGGGAGCCCTGTAGGGGCTCCCTGTAGATCAGTATCGGCAGGGCATCAAGCCCTGCCTCTTGTTTATTTGCTATGCTCATATTGTAGCATGTCTGTCAAGACCCTTGGTGGTGTTCGTAGAGGACATCTAAAGATGTCCGACTTATCATGACAGCCCTGGAAGGGCTTGACACGTGTGGTACAGTGGAAACATGAACACTACGACGAAGAGAGTCGGTGCATGCACACGAGCCACAGCTCGATCAACTCCTACCTGTACTGTGGGAAGGCGTTTGAGCTAGAGAAGATTAAGAAGTTCCCCAGCCCACCAGCATGGTGGCTGCTGGGAGGCAGTGCTGTCCACACTGCCACAGAGTGGATCGATACGGACGATTGGGACGGCAGTCCTGAGGAAGCTTTTCACTATGCTTTCCACCTTGAGTGCCAAGAGGCACGAGAGAGCGGCTGGGAGGACGAGAGCCAGTGGCGAACGGCCGGTTGGGGTAAGAACCAGCAGGGCTATGAGCACTGGGCTCAGAAGGGTCCTGTGTACGTCCGCCAGTGGGCGGACCGTGTGCAAACATGGGCTCATGTAGAGCTGGATGTTTCGACTACGCTGCCTTCGGGCATAGAGATCAAGGGCTTCATCGATCGTGTCAGTCAGTTCGGAAGCCTCTACGAAATTGTGGATCTTAAGACGGGATCCACTCGTCCCGACTCCGATCAGCAGCTAGGGGTTTACTCAGTACTGCTCAAGGAGCATATTAAGAAGACCAGAGGTCTTCATCCAGACCTAGTAACCGTTAACGCCTTCAACTATATGTTCAAGGACGATGAGTTTTACGAAGTCGATGTGAGCAACTGGACACTAGACACTGTTGACAAGCTAGCTCAGGAGTGGAAGAATGGTGTTGAAGCCTCCGTTTTCCTCCCAAACCGAGGAAGCAAGTGCGGACGATGTGGCGTCGCAGACGCCTGCTATCTCCAGTCCGGAGATACCGAAGTCACCCGAGTCTTTGACTCACTCAACCCGAATTACGAAGGATAACATGGTTACGAAGAAGCCTGAACCTGTTGAGGATGCTTGGGCTAATAGCCCGGGCAAGGCGCCTGATTGGGCGCCGCTGGAGGAACTTCGACAGGTTGGTACAATCACCCTGAAGGGTGGTGCTGGTGCTGACAGTTGGGTGGTGTTCCACCCAACTTCTATCGAACACGGTCTTGAGCTGCTGAATCACGATCAGCTTTCTGATCTGCTTGAGCTTGCTGCTCAGCGTGAGGCTGAGTTTGTTCGCCACATCAAGACTGCTAAGGGCTCTGGTTTCAGCAAGCCTACTACTGCAAGTTCTGGTTTCAAGAAGCCAGCAGCGAAGAAGCCTGTGTATGATGAGGACAGCGACGCTTACGAGTGTGAGCATGGCGAGCGCACTTGGGTGACCGGCCGCTCCGGGAAGGGTCCATGGCAGGCTTACATGTGCCCGGCTGACAAGAACGACCCGACTAAGTGTGACCCGCTGTGGGCAAACAAGGATGGATCCCTTCAGAACCGTTAGGAGTTAGCTGTGAAGCGTGTATCATTCGTCTCTAGTAACGGGTTTGTTGGTGTTGAACACCGCAAAGAGGTTGTCTATTCGGACGAAGAGTTTGAAGACATGACTGAGGAAGAGCTTTACGAGCTGGCTGATGAGTTTGCTCAGGAGTATGTCGAAGCCTGGTATGAGGTCGAAGACGTTTGAGTTTCAAGCTAGCTCGTGCTGTTGGTCGGGGGCTCACCAACGGTGAGCCTCTGCCCGATGTGTTCCGCTCCCTCAAGGAGCGAGGGATACAGTTCTACCGGGGCACCACAGTTCTTGTGGCCGGTCTCAGTGGAAGCATGAAGACCATGTTTATCAGCGAAATGGTTGACACACTACAGGTTCCCACACTCTACGTCAGCAACGACACCAACGAGCTAGACATCGTTTCACGAATGCTATCACGCCGCACCAAGCAAGACTCCAGACTTATGCGTGAGAAGGCTCTGAGAGACCCTGACTGGGCCGCTCGCAAGCTCTCTGATATGGATTGGGTCAGGTGGAATTTCAACCCGTCTCCGTCGCTTGAGGAGATCGAAGAAGAGCTGATGGCGTTCGAAGAACTGTGGGGTGAGCACCCGCACTTGGTCATCGTTGATGTCATCATGAAGGTGGACTACTACGAAGATGGCGGTGGAAGTCTTGAGAGGATCGGTCAGTACCTTGACCGGCTGGCTCGTGACACCGGCGCTTGTATCATCATAGCATGCCACACGAGTGAGAACGAGCCTGGCAAGCCTACACAGCCTAAGAAGGCTGTGTTGTTCAAACTGGACAAGCTTCCAGTGATGGTGCTCACTGTGGCCTATTCCGATGGCATCTTGTATGTGGCTCCAGTGAAGAACCGCAGCGGTTTTGCTGATCCTTCCGGTGAAAGTTACATTCAGTTCTTGGCTGATCCAGCCATTGCAACAATAGAGGAGCTAGACTAGTGGCCAGATGGAATAAGCATCCCGATGAGGGAAAGATCTATCGTGTGGCTATTCAGAACAATGTCTCTGGACATGTCTCGTACTATGGTCCGTATGAGAAGCTTGGTCCCGCCCGTGGTGTTAAGTCCAACATGTTGAACAGCTACTCGAACAAGGGCCGTGAGGTCCCGAACACCGGTTGGGTCGAAGAGACACAGACACAGTGGTATAGGCATGGCGAATGACGCTAGAAGAGTTGGAAGCCAGTTTGAGACAGACGTGCTTGGCTATGTTCGAGGGCGATCCGTCCAAGTTGAGCGACTTGCCAGAGCTGGAGCTAATGATGAGGGCGATTTGGTTCTTGACCAGGGAGCTTTCATCGCTGAACTCAAGGCTCGAAGAGATCGAAAGTCGTCTCTCAACTTGCATGCTTGGCTTGGAGAAGCTGAACGAGAAGCACAAAACTACGCCAGCGCTCGTAACCTATCCGGGGAACGGGCACCAGTACCCATTCTCGTTGTAAAGAACCCCAACCACAGCATTGCTGACAGCTTTGTTGTGCTCAGACTTAAGGACTTCATCGATGACTCAGCAGTATGAGATCATAGTAAGTGGCATCGGAACGTTCTACACGGATAATGAACATGCTGCTAACTGTATGCTTGAGTGGGTGGAAGATTTCCGCTCGCGCTATGAGCCTCGCGGGTATTTCTACGACAATGAGAAGTTCTTTGATGCGACGATATACAAGCGCTCAGTGACCAAGGAAAAGGTGGACGAAGTCTGATGACCGAGAAGAAGACGTTTAAAAACTCCGAAGGAGTTCTGGTCTACCAGAACAGCCGTGCCCCAGATAGCAACGAATATTGGTGCTTTGCTGGAAAGATGTTTCCTTCGGACGAGTGGGACATGGAAGTCACCTTCACCAAGAAGGTGCAGCCTGAAGTTGGTGGCACAGCGATGCTGGATAACATCATTACGATTTTCACCATCATCGCAGTTTCTAATGAACGTGTGTGGTTGCAGGACCCCGCCAATCCAGCACAGAACTGTGTCCGTCGCTTTGATCAGCTTCGGAATGTGAAGCCTTGGCAGCCAGTGTAGCCAAGTTCAAGATAGCGCCTATTCTGGAAGACTTCGGGGCAGTGGTGAATGCCAACTCGGCTAAGCTCTGCTGCCCCTTCCACGGCGACGCTCATGCGTCAGCCGTGTGCTATCCCTACTACTTCAAATGCTTCGCCTGTGGCGTCCGAGGAGACGCTGTGAGGCTTCTACACGACCAAGGAGGCTTGGACTGGCGTGATGCTTACCAAAGAGCAAAGGATCTTGCTGGAGAGCCAGACCAGCCGGTATCAGACCAACCTCTACCTCGCGGCAGAGTACCTGGAAGCTCGCGGGATTACCGAGGACACAGCCGTTTCGGCAAGACTGGGAGTGGTAGATGAGCCTATCCACGGTGACAATGACGCTGAATTCCAGCGTCTCAGCATACCCTTCCTCACACGTTCGGGAGTGGTCTCTGTCCGTTACCGATGCATCCGGGGCCACGACTGTAACGAAGTGGGTTGCGCTAAATACCTTGGAAGACCTGGAGACGGACTTAGGCTCTATGGTGTCGGAAGTCTTGTATCGGCTGGCTCTACCATCTGCGTCACAGAGGGAGAGCTTGATACCCTCATTCTCACTCAGCTTGGATATGAAGCTGTTGGACAGCCAGGATCAGAATCCTGGAAGCAGCACTGGTTCCGCCTATTTGAAGACTTCAGCCGAATCATAGTGTTCGGGGACGGTGATGATGCCGGTAAGCGTTTCATCAGAGGCTGGCTGGACAGGTTTCCGCAATCGGCAGAGGCGGTACAACTGCCTCCCACAGAAGACGTTAACTCTATGTATCTGCTGGAAGGCAGGGAGTATTTTGACAACATCATTCGCTAACGATCGTGGATCGTTCTGGGAATCCCGTGTTCGGGATAGCTGGAACAGCTATGCGGATAAGGAAAACTGGATGAACCACATTCGCCTGTGGTTTGAAGAGCCAGATATCGGCCTAGCTGAAATCGCCTGGGACCTAGTGGCTTTGGAATACAGAGAGGACAACCTGTGAAGATCTACATCAGTCAGGACGTTGAGTCCGGCGAGTACTTCATGTGGGATCAAGATCTCCACTATCACCACCAGGCTGGCCCCATTGAGATTTCCCCGGAGCTGTATGAGCAGATCCGCGAAGCCGATAAGGCATTCGACTGGGCTCAGACTATTCTAGGGACACTAGATTACGAGTGGCAGTATCCGGAGGGTGATCCGGAGATGGACTGTGACTAAGCGCTTTAGTTGGGAGGTCGATAAGGCCTCCCTCATCCTCCGCATTGCGGATGGAGATCGAAAGACTGAATGGGTGCTCCGTAAGAGCACCCCTGCTGACAAGCTGAAAGGGTTTCTTGGTGAGATGATACTTGAATTGAATGATGGTTATACTGTAACCCTCCCTGAGGGACTAAAGCCGTTTACTGAGTGGGTTCGAACTGTGGACGCTGAAGAGCTTGCAGAGCTTCAGGCTGACAAGGTGACTGAGGAGATGTCTAAGGCTGCTCTAAAGGCTAAGGCCGATGCAGTGCACATGAACACCGGTAAGTGGTACGACAATCAGGCTAACGACCTTGAGGAGCTTCCCATTTACACTATCGGTCACGGGGGTGAAGCAGAGTGATTCCGTCAACCCCACCACACTACTGGCCTTAGGAGGCTCTGATGGTTTGCCACACATCACACGCTATACTGTTGTATGACGCCATATTCTACCTGCTGGGAGCCCTTCTAGGCCTTGGTCTAGGCTTCCTATTCTGGAGGAAGCATTGAAACTTCTTACGGTGGACATTGAGACCACCCCGAACCTGGCTCACGTGTGGCAGCTTTGGGGACAACAGAACATCGGCTTGAATCAGCTCATGGAGTCTTCAGAGCTGCTGTGCGCAGCGTACAAGTGGCACGACATAGACAGTACATTCTTCATCTATGGTCCGAACTATGCGGACGTTGACCCTGGGAATGGGTGGGGTCTTTCAGACCTTTACGACGCCATTAATCTGGCCGATGCTGTGATCACATACAACGGCAAGAAGTTCGACATCCCTCGCCTCAACTCGGCGTTCATTGAGAACGGCTTCGACGTTCCCGCACCATATCACCAGATCGATCTGTATCAGACTGTGAAGCGTGTGTTTGGCTGGCCCAGCATGAAGCTGGACTACGTGGCAGGTAAGCTTCTTGGCGAGAACAAGGTCAAGCATGAAGGGCATGATTTGTGGGTGAAGTGTATGGCTGGTGATCCTGATGCCTGGGCTCGCATGCGTGAATACAACATGCAAGATGTGGTGATCACTGAGAAGCTGTACGACAAGCTGAAGCCGTGGATTCCTAATCATCCGAATGTTCTGCTGTACGAAGAAAACCCGGCTTTCCGTGCTTGCCCCAAGTGTGGTTCTGAGCATTATCAAAAGCGAGGTTTCCTTGCTAAGATCACAGGGACATATCAGAAATACCAGTGCCAGGATTGCAAGGGCTGGTTTAGCGACAATAAGAGGATTGATGGTAGTACTGTCCGATGAGGCTGTGAGCCTCACTGATGAGGAGGTAGAGCGGGCACTCAGCAGTGCTGCTACGAAGGTCCGTAGCCGTTTCTACAATTACGTTGAGCTGGATGATCTCAAGCAACAAGGCCGCTTGGCCAAGCTAGAGAATCCCAACAAGTTCCGCCGACTGGCGGAAGCAGGCAACTATCTGGGCACGTGGCAGGAGTTTAACCGTGTGCTCAGCATCTATGCCAACAAGGAGAAGGCAGCTCGAACAGGCTATAAGGCTGATGATCTGTTCTTCTACAACAAGCGCATGCTGCGCGAGCTGATCCCAGCCATCTTGAATAGCTGGCAGACGGGTGACGAGTTCGAGTACGAGTACAGCGACCGCGCCGCTTGGATGGACGTAGAGCAGGGCTTACAGGCTCTTAGCGCCAGCGACTACCAGATTATCTGCTGGGCCTTCCTGGACGACCCTGAGGAAGAAGCGGGCAACGCCAATGTTGGGCTTCATCTTGGCATCACAAGCGACGCTGCTAGGCAGCGAGTTAACCGAGTCTTGGATCACATACGTGAAACTCTTGGTGGTTCGAATCCTTTCTCACGCCGAAAGGCCATGAGCAACGCTGCCAGCCAAGCACAAACTAGGAATGCTTGGGACGGAGAGGGATGAG